TTCTTGTCGATCGGCTCGGGCTGCTCGTCGAACCGTTTCTCGACCTTGCCGTTCGCCTCGTCATGCATCATGCGCGCGAGATCAACGTGGCGTAGTCCGATCTGGACGCGCCATTGCTGATATCCGCTCTCGACGTGCGCGAATCGATCCGACTGCTGATCATCCATGGTCTCGAGCGCCTTGCCGCTAGGCGTGCCCGGCAGACTCGCCTTGGCTTGCGACGCCCATGTCGAGATGCCGCTGGTTGCGCTCATCCGCTCGAGCACCTGAAACGCGATGTTCCATGCCTGCTTGCTCACCGGATTTGGCGCCTCGTACTGCGGCACCGCGCCGTCGTATTCGATGACCGCCGGGTGTCGCGCCTTCAGATGATGCTTGTTCGCGCCGCCGCCGCGAGGCTGGAAAATCTTGAGTTGCGATCCGTGATGCAGCGCCTCGCGGGCATCCTGCAAGATGTCATTGACCATCGCCTGCGCCTCGGACTGCTCATAGACGAGCCCGGTGCCGCGACCGCAACCGCGCGTCGGTGGCGTCCAGTACACGGGCACGAGCGGATCGCGCGAGCACATCCATGGCGCGCGCGCGATCGTCTTGTTGCGCAAGCAGACGATCCATTGCCCGTCGTCCGCACTCGGTGAGCTCGGCGGGTGCCAGCTCTCGGCGACCTCCACCATATCGGAGAGGTTCGGTCCGACGTACGTATAGGTCATCCACGGGTCAACGCGCGTGAACGCGGGCGCGTCGCGGATCGCATCCTCCATCGCCGGGAACTGCGCGATCAGCGCGTCGCGACTCTCGGGCCGAACATGCGCGCGGTGCGTCTGTAGCCCGTACAGTGCCTCGCGATGATCGTAGACGATCTCGTAAGCCGGCACGCGACGGAACTCGGTGTCACCGCCGACGCGGATCACCTTGCCGAATGCGGTGCCGCGGATGATGAAGTCGCGAATCACAAAGGGCGCTGCGATCTCCATCTCGCCGGATCCCATCTTGCGACGTAAGACACGCGATTGCTCCTGCGCGAACTGGCGCTCGGTATAGTCAGCATCGTCAGCGCTGATCACCGGCATCGAGCGGACCTTGGTTAGTCGCGCCGTGCCCGTGTCGACCAGGCTCTTAATCTGATTGATCGGGTTCATCCCGCTGGCGCCACCGACCCACCGACCGTTTGCGCCGAGCCGACCGCCAGCCGCGATCGGCGTGTCGCTGTAGACAGCCTCGGCAACCAGATCGCCGATCGCGTCGACAGACCACACCGCACGCTGTCGATCCACCCACGACCACAGCGCCTGCATCGCGTCGCCGCCACGCTCCGCCGTCCACCACTTCAGATACTTGACGTCATCGCCACCGCGGGTCTTACCTCGCTTCGGCTTGACCTCGTCGTATTCGCGGACGTCCTTGCCGCCCTTCGGATCGACGACCTTACGGCGCGCCACGACCAGCACCGCGGGCGTGCTGGGTGACTTGACGATGCGTGATGGTCATAGTGCACATATTAGTCAGTTAACGCCTCTTCGGGTACCACTTCCGTCGGCTTCGCAGCGGGCTGCTTGAGCAGCTCGGCACCGTAGCGATCGAACATGCTCTGCCGCGGCTCGGGCTTCTTGGTCTCGTCGCGCTCGACCTTGCCGTCGACCACGCCGTCGAGCGTCACGCCGCCCGCCGAGAGCGTCGTGTACGTAATGCGCTCGCGACGGAGCCAGAGGATGAACTTTTGAAGTTGGGAAGTCGTCACGCAATACCTCTCCGTCTCCACGGTTGCTCGTATTCCTCGTCCTGATCCATCTCGAGCTCGACGGCTTCGCGCGCGTAGTGTGCCGGTGTGCCGGGCTTCGGCGTCTGCTCCTCGGGGCGAAACCGAAAGTGATAGGCACGACGCGAGGCATACAGCGCACTGTCGCACTGATCATTCGCGAGCGTCGGATCTTCGACCATGCGGCCCGATCCATCGACGATCGTGGACCACTGCAACTCGCGCATCTCGGCGATCAGCGGCGAGCCGTCGCGAAACTTGACCCGCTTGGCGATCACGTCATTGTTGAATACCTGGATCGCCGTCTGTTTGTGTTGCTTCTCGGCCTCGACGATGGGCAGGCCGTAGCGGTCCACCCATTCCTTGCTCCAGCCCTTCACGACCTGCTTGCCGATACCACCGGCGTCCGCATCGATCGTGCCGATCGCGACATGCGCGCGCACCGCCTTGATCGCATCATTCTGCGCGTCGCTATCGAGACCCGACTGCTTCCACGCGCAGACCTCGTAGAGGTTCGGATCGTTCGGGTGCCAGGACCACAACGTCAGCGCGAACGGATCGTTGTAGCCAAGATCAACGCCGAGCGCGAAATGACCGTCGCGCCAGTCGTAGGGCAAGTCCGCGAGCGCCGCCGCGACGTCGACGAATCCATCGGCACGCACGCGATGCGGCGCGTAGAACAGCTCGGCATCGGTGAGCTTGTTGACGGCATAGACGAAGTTGGAGTCTTCCTTAACCCACTCACCGAGTGTCTGGCGCCGCATGATCGGAGAGTCGAGTCCGGCGACATCCGGGCCGCCGAGCAATTCCTGCAGACCAAGCACGCCGGTCAGATGGCGCGCCGCGAGCACCGCAGCGAGCAGCTTCTTCGGATCATGCGGGCCGCTGACGATCTCGTCCTTGGCACCCCAGACCGTGAACCATTGCCCGTCGATCTGCTTCGCGCGCCCCCAGTACGGATTATCCATGAGCGTCCAACGTTGGACGTTCCAGCCCTTCATCTTCGAATCAAGCCGCGTGACGTCATAGAACAGCCCCGACATCTTGCGTTCGGGCGTGCCCGTCATCAGGAACTCGCCGCCGTAGTCGAGCAACGCCGGCAGCATCGTCTCGAGAATCGTCGCGTTGAACTTCGGCGGGATGCGTTGCGCCTCGTCCCAGCGCACGCGGTGCCACGGCATACCGAGCGCCTTGCGAATCGCCGCTTCGTCGTCGACGCCGATCAGGTAGATCCAGCTGTTGATCGCCGGGAATCGGATCGTCATCTCAGCTTCGTTGGGGATCGCGATGCCCGCGTCGACCCAGCCGCGATCGCGGACTAGCGACATCATCCCGTCGCCACGCGCGCCATGCCACGCAAGACGTTTGGCCTCGGCGCGAGTCTCGTTGATATACAGAAACCGGCCGTCTTGCGTCTGCGCGGCGAGCTCGACGTCGCTCTCGTTGCCACCGCGAGTCTTGCCGGCGCGGCGCGAGCACAGCGCGGCGCGAAGCGACTTGCGGCGAGCGCGATAAAACGACCGCTGCGCGTCGAAATGGTGCGCCGTCAACGAGGCAAACGCCGCGCGCTCGGAGCGCTGCTGGCGATGGCGTTCGATGGCTGCGGCGTGGATCACTCTACCGGATCCTCCGCTCGCAGCGCCAAAGCCTTCACTTCACCGCCTCGTCGCTCAGCTGCTTCACGGCATCCGCGTACGCCTGCTGCGCGGCGCGGAACTCGGACTCGGCGGCCTTGAGACGCTTGGCGGCGGCGCGGAACGCGATGAGCGCGGTCATCTCGGGGGATCCGGACAACACCGGAGCGTCTCCGCGCTTGCGCAGCGAGAACGGCGACGATGGCTCGCCGGGTTCGTGCAGCTCGCGCGTCGTCGCTGCTGCTGCGATCGCTCTCATGTCCGGTGTCATTTCGCTCACCGCGGCACCTGATGCTCGACGTTACGCCGCACCGGCTCACTCGGCTTGGCCACGTCCGGATCGCGCACCCTGTACGCGATCACGAGCGCGCTGATCTCGCGGCGACGACCGTCCGGCGGCGTGAGCCAGATGTCGCCGTTCTTCTGCTCCTCGCATTTGAGGAGCGCATGCTTGTCGCGATCCCAGTGATTCAGCGACGAGCCGTAGCCGACGACAGCACCGACGCCGGGAACGAAGCTGACACCAGGAACGAGATAGAAGGCACGGAGCTGCATGTTAGTCCGCCTCGGCTTCCGCCTGATCCATCGACTGCATCAGGTCGAGCGTGTTCGCCTGCGTGTCGATGTAGCCCTGCTTGCGCGCGCGCTCGATCGCGTCGAGCTGCACATCGGCACCGTCGCTGCGAGCTCGCGAGCCGGGCGCCATCGAAAGCAGCCGACCATCGAGGCCGGTGAGACGGCTCTGCTCGGGCATGTCCTTGACGATGCCGAGCACGTGCTGCTCGTTGACCATGCGCATGACTTTCTCGTCGCCGTTCGCGTCGTCGAGCGGGAACTCGACACCTTGATTCTTCGCGAACGCGATCACGTCGCCGACCTGCGCGGATACCGGAATGAGCGTGCCGTCGACCGCGCGGCGGCCGGGGCCGACTTCGATCACCTTCGCGAAGCGATACGGCGTCGACGCCTTGGCGACCTGCGGGATCAGCAACCCGCCCTTGGAAACTTCGCCGAGCTGAAACTCCTCGACGATCAGATTGTTGTGAAGCGGGATAATACGTGTCACGAAGTTGCCTTTCCTGGGTTGCTAGAGCAGTTCCTCGAGCGACATCTCCGTCGCCGAGAATCGCCGCAAGAGTCCATGCGTCGAGCCGCCGCGTAGCCCAGCGTGGACCCACGCGCCGCTACGTCGCGGCCACGCCGCATCGGCGAGGTCGCGGCCGACACCCTGAAGTCGTCGCTTGTTGCGGACGTATGCGAACAATACCGCGCGCACCTTCGGAATCGCGACGTAGGCCAGCCAGCCGACGATGCGACCGTCGCCGTCGGTCGCGACCAGCACACGCGTCGACGTGGCGTCGAGCACGCGATCGACGATTTGATTCGCGTCGCGGTGCTGACAACGCGTGAGCTGCTCGACGAACGTCGCCGCGACGAACGCCTGATCGTCCGGACCAGCCGGACGCACCGTGACGACGGCCCGCGCCGGGGCCGCGGCGATCACTGAACGGTGGAAGATGGTGCAGGATCTGCGAGCAACTTCATCCGCTCCTCCGGCGACATCGTCGCGACGCTCTCGCGGACGATCTCGCGAATCTCGGCCTGATACTCTTCGTCGGTCAGCGTCGGCTCGGTATTGATGTCCACGGTCTCGCGAGCCTTGCCGTAGGCGCGCTCCACAAAGAGCTGCGCCCACGCCTTGCGATCACGATCCTCGACGGCATCACTCGTCATCCGCTCGAAGGCGAGCTTCATGACGGCCTTCAGTCCCGCGAACGGCTCACCGCCGGCAAGGGAATCAGCAAGCTCACGCGCAACGCGCTCGACACCTCTGGGGCGACCGTTTGGGTTGCCGCTCTGCCCGGGCTTGAAGCCCTGTCCCATGAAGTTGCCTGCCGCCATGACCTGACCTGGTGACGATACGTGACCATATGTGTATGGCAAGTGTCAAGAGATTGGCGAGACGGGCAAGAGATTAGCCG